AGCTCCAGCTCTCACAATTGATGATGTGCGCAAGGTTGTTGCTTCTAAGGCCGCTGCTCATCGTGACGAGATTAAGGCTAAGCTCACGGAGCTCGGTGCTAAGAATGTTACTACTCTTGACCCTAGTAATTATCAGGAGTTGGTTGATTACCTTAATACTCTTGCCTAATGGGTAGGTCACAGAAAAAGCGTCTATTGGCAGCCTCAGAACGCTTTAGACGAAATTATTTTTATTATTTCGGCGTATCAAGAACTAATGCAGACGGAGTAACATCTACTGCTATGCATATTGAGCCACGTATTCCTAATCACAAAAGAACATGGAAGTAAATAACGGACAAGACCATCACGAGAGAAGCCACGCGCTTCTCTCGCCTTCAGGAGCCCATAGATGGTTGAACTGCACACCATCTGCTCGTTTGGAGGAAAAAATGCCGCCAAAACCAACTTCTGTTTATGCTGAAGAAGGTACGTTGGCCCATGAATTGGCAGAGTTATTTATCTGCCATGATACTATATGTACACTATCTGACGACGAATTTTCAGATAAGTATGAAGTCATAATGAGTAATAAGCTCTTTAACGAGGAGATGCTCGATATGGTTCCAATTTATACTGACTATTGTACAGAAGAATATAAAGCTGCTAAGGCTTCAAATCCATCTGCAGAAATGTTTATCGAGTCTAAACTTGATATTTCAGAGTATGTACCAGAAAGCTTTGGTTCTGCAGACTGTACTATCGTTAGCGATTCAGTCATGGAGGTAGTTGACCTTAAGTATGGTAAGGGAATTCCAGTATCTGCCGAGTGGAATGTACAGGAGATGCTTTATGCACTAGGTATGTTAGCTAAGTTTGATATGCTGTACGATATTGAAACTGTAAAGCTCACTATTGTTCAGCCTCGTTTGAATAACATATCATCTTGGAGTATTTCTGTAAAAGATCTTATGAATTGGGCCACAAATGAGCTCAAGCCAAAAGCTAAAATGGCTTTTAATGGTGAAGGAGAACTCTCATCAGGTGGATGGTGTAGATTCTGTGCAGTTAAGAACAGATGTAAAGCACTCTATGATAAGCAGTTAGAATTGGCAAAGTATGATTTTGCTTCTCCTGAATTGTTGACAGATGAGCAGATTGCAGATGTTCTTTCAAGAATTCCACAACTTGTAGAATGGGCAGATTCTGTAAAGGCCTATGCATTAGACCTTGCAGTTAATGAAAATAAACACTGGTCAGGCTTTAAGGTTGTAGAAGGAGTATCTAGACGTAAATGGATTGACGATGAGGATAAAATCTGCAATGTTATTTACGAAAAGTTCCCAACCGCAACTGAAGATGACTTATTTGATATGAAACTTAAGCCAATTACTTCTATTGAGAAGCAATTTGGCAAAAAGGCAGTCGCTGAAGCACTATCAGATGTTATCATAAAGCCAGCAGGTAAACCAACATTAGTATCTGAAGATGACAAGAGACCAGCTCTTGGAACTGAAGATGCAGTAAATGATTTTAAGTAGTATTAATTTTTAAAGCATACTATAGTATGGAAAATTCAACTAAAGTAGTAACAGGCAAAGTTCGTTTTTGTTTTTGCCACGTGTTTGAGCCTTCAGCAATGGAGGGCCAGCCAGAAGAGTCAGCTAAGTACTCAGTTTGTGTAATCATTCCTAAGAGTGATACTCAGACTATCGAGAAGATTAAGAAGGCTATTGAAGCTGCTAAGACTGTTGGTAAGTCTAAGCTTGCTGACAAAAATGGCAAGATTCCTGTAAATATTAAGTTGCCACTTCGCGATGGCGATGAAGAGCGCTCAGATGATGACGCATTTGCAGATTCTTACTTCCTCAACGCCACTTCTAATCGTAAGCCTACTATCGTAGACCGTAATCTCGACCCTATCATGGATAAGGACGAGTTCTACTCTGGCGTGTATGGCCGTATCTCTCTTAACATGTTTGCATTCAATACATCAGGTAATAAGGGTATTGCAGCTGGTCTTCAGAACTTGCAGAAGCTTGAAGATGGTGAAATGCTTGCAGGTGGTTCTACTGCTAACGAGGACTTCGGCGGCGACAACGCTTGGGATGATGACTTGATGTAGTCTTCCACTTCTTATATTCTTATCAAACGGAAAGGTATATGGTATAGAACATAGGTCCTTGATACCTGGGCGCTATGTCAGCAGAGGTTCGATTCCTCTGCTACCTTCTATTATTAATTTTAAAGTTGTAAGAATATGATACAAGAAGTTATAGACAAAAATTCTGGGCAGGTCTTATTCAAAGGAACCGCCGAAGAGTGTAGAGATTATATCATTAAGTCAAATAACGAATTTGCTACTTTGCGATGAAAGAATTTGATAGAGAATTATTTATCGATATTGAAACATACTCATCAGTTGATATTAAAGAGTGTGGAGCCTATAAGTATATAGCATCTCCAGACTTTGAAATATTGATTTGTGGCTATGCTTTTGGCGATGATGACGTAGTTATGGTAGACTTAGCATCTGGCGACAGGTGGCCAAGTGAATTCCTTGAAGCACTTAGAGACCCTAAATGCCTTAAGGTTGCTCATAACGCTGTATTCGAGCGTACAGCATTTAACAGAATAGGACTTCATACTGAAACAGATGAGTGGTATTGTACATTAGTTAAATCAGCTTATTGTGGCTTACCATTATCATTGGATGCTGTATCTAAGCAACTTAATCTTCAAGACAAGAAACTTGAGACTGGTAAAGCCCTTATTAAGTACTTCAGTTGTCCATGTAAACCTACTAAGATTAATGGCGGTCGTACTCGTAATATGCCTGAAGATGCTCCGTCTAAATGGGCTGAATACAAACTCTACAATATTTATGATGTGCTCTCAGAAAGAGAGATATATCGTAAATTAGAGAAGTTTGAGATTCCAGAAATAGAGCGCCAGCTGTATGTTACAGACCAAAATATCAATGATAGAGGTATTATGATTGATAGAGAGTTAGCAAGTTCTGCAATTTATTGTGACTTGGAATATTCTAAGTATCTCATGGAATGGGCTAAAAGCATAACTCATCTTGAAAATCCAAAATCACCTCTTCAGATTAAAAAGTGGATAAAGGCAAGAACTGGTATTACTGTAGATTCACTTGCAAAAGTAGAAATGCCTGCAGTTCTTGAAAAAGTTAAAGACTATCCAGAAGTACTTGAAGCTCTTGATATTTATCAGAAGCTAAGTAAAACATCTGTAAAGAAGTATTACAAGATGATTTCTTGTGCTACACCAGATGACCGCGTGCGTGGTACCTTTCAGTTTTATGGAGCAAATAGAACGGGCCGTTGGGCTGGTAGACTTTTACAATTGCAAAACCTCAGTAAGAACCACTTTGATGACATTGATACACCTCGTGAACTTATTCGTAAACGCGATTGGGAAGCTTGCGATATGATGTATGGTAATGTAGCAGATGTTTTATCACAATTGGTTCGTACAGCACTTATAGCTCCAAAGGGATATACATTCTCAGTAGCAGACTTTTCAGCAATTGAGGCTCGAGTAGTTTCATGGCTTGCTAATGAAAAATGGCGAATGGATGTATTCCACGGTGATGGTAAGATTTATGAGGCTACTGGTTCTAAGATGTTTGGTGTACCAATCTCAGCTATTACCAAAGGCTCTGTTTTACGTGATAAAAGTAAAATATCTGAATTGGCATTAGGATATGGCGGTTCACTTGGAGCTCTTGAAAGAATGGGCGGCGAAAAGATGGGACTTACTGATTCAGAAATGATGGATATGGTTAAGAAGTGGAGAGCTGCAAATCCTAAGATTGTTGCTCTCTGGAATGAACTTGAGAAATCGGCTCATGAAGCTGTTAAGTATCAAAGACCGGTTAAATGTACATGTCGTAACATTATTTTTGATTGTGACGGTGAGTATCTTACAGCGAGATTGCCTTCTGGCAGACAGTTGTTCTATGTTCATCCTCACTTCAAGAATAAGACTATCGGTCGTTCTACTCGCCCAGTTCAGGTTCTTATGTATGAAGGACAGATTCAGACAACAGGTCAGTGGGGCGAAATGGACACTTATGGCGGAAAGCTTTGCGAGAATATGGTACAAGCTATAGCTCGAGATTTACTTGGATATTCTCTTATGCAAGTAGAGAAAGCTGGATTTAAAGTAGACTTCCACGTACACGATGAGATGATAGCAGAAATACCTAAGGATGGAAATGAGAAAGATACATACGACCTTATGGTACGTATCATGTCAACTCCTCCAGACTGGGCTTCAGATTTACCTCTTCGCGCCGATGGATATATAACTGACTACTATCGTAAAGATTAAGATATGCTTAAATATAAATATGTAATTGATAGTGGAAACTTTTCAAGTATAGAAGAGTTTCAAGCGTATTTGAATAGAATGGGAAAGAAAGGCTATGAACTAGTTCAGTGGCAATTGGTTAATTTCGTAAATTGCTGCATCAAAATTCAGCCTACTAGTGATACACTATCAATACTTATAACTTGGAAAATGGAGGACCATGATTCATGATGGCATAATAGATATAGCTACAGGTTTAAGTGCTTCTACAAAAAAGTGGAAGAACAAGAAAGTAAAGTGGAGCAAATTAATCGACAAACTTTCTAAGCCTGTAGTTACTAATGAGACCCATGCTCAATTCATGGCTGCTAACAAAGCCGACCAATCTAAAATCAAAGACGTTGGAGGCTTTGTTGGTGGCTATCTTGACAAGGGTATACGTAAGAAAACATCTGTATCATACAGACAATTAATTTGTCTTGATGTAGATTTTTCTTATGCTGATTTTTGGTGGGATTTTACATTGCAATATGGCTGTGCAGCAGCTATATATTCAACGCATAAATCTACACAGAGTAAACCTCGTCACAGACTGCTTATCCCTATTAATAGAGAGGTATCTGTCGACGAATATCAGGCTATATCTAGACGTATAGCTGGTAACTTAAATATAGAATTGTTTGACCAATCTACATTTGAGCCAGAAAGACTTATGTTTTGGCCAAGTGTATCATCTGATATAGAATATTATTTTGAATATCAAGATGGAGAATGGCTTGATGCTGATGCTGTTCTTGAAACATACGATGACTGGAGGAATACATCTGAATGGCCATCTAGTAGTAAAATATCAGAAGGTTTATTGTCTGATATTAAAAAGCAAGAAGACCCAGAAGAAAAGTCAGGCATAATTGGAACATTCTGTAGAACATACTCGATTCAAGATGCTATTAGCACCTTTCTTAGTGATATATATGAAGAAGCAGGCGAAGACCGATATACCTATAAATTAGGTTCTACAACTGGAGGTCTTATCGTTTATAATGATAAATTTGCTTTTTCGCATCACGGAACAGACCCAGCGAGTGGAAGATTGTGCAATGCATTTGATTTGGTCAGAATACATAAATTCGGACATCTCGATTCTGGACCTGATTCAAAGGTTTCTCAGCAGAAGATGGAAGAATTTGCAACGACTTGTACCGAGGTTAAAAAGAAAATAGCTGAGGAGAATTTAGAGCATGCAAAATTAGATTTTGATGGGTTAGATGCTGCTAATGAGGAGAATGCTGACGATGATTCTTATGATGATTCATGGCTTTCACAACTCAAAGCCAATAAGAAAGGTGAGTACGACAGTGATTCTAACAATCTTAATCTCGTTTTACAGAATGATAAATATCTTAGAGGTGCATTTAGACTGAATGAATTTGACAGTAAAACATATATCATGAGGTCTATGCCTTGGCGTAAGGTAGATTCTCCAGAACCTGTAAAAAATGTAGATTACTCAGGCATACGTAATTATATAGAATGTGTATACAACATGGTATCTGTATCGAAAATCGATGATGCTGTGATGCTTGCTGCTCAAAAGAAATCATTTCATCCAGTAAGAGACTATCTTAAATCTCTTTCGTGGGACGGTATAAACAGAATTGATACACTTCTTATCGATTATTTCGGAGCCGAAGATACTAAATATACAAGAGCTACTATTCGTAAAGCCCTGTGTGCTGCTGTAGCTAGAATATTCAATCCTGGAATAAAATACGATATGGTTCTTGTGCTTGTCGGAGCTCAGGCTACATATAAATCTACGTTCATACGTAAACTTGGCAGGGATTGGTTCAGTGATTCGTTCAATACATTTCAAGGTAAAGAAGCCTATGAGCAGTTACAAGGCGCATGGCTTATTGAAATGGCTGAATTATCAGGTTTAAAGAAAGCAGAAGTTGAAACTGTAAAGCAGTTCATAACTAAAACAGAGGATATGTTTAGACCTGCTTATGGTAGAACTGTAGAAACTTATAAACGCCAATGTGTGTTCTTTGGAACAACGAATGATATGGAGTTTTTGCGTGATTCTACAGGTAATCGCCGATTCAATCCTATCGAAGTTCGTCCTAAATTTGCAACAAAGATAGTTGCAAAAGATTTAACTGATGATATTATAGACCAAATTTGGGCTGAAGCTGTTCAGATGTATCAGAATGGCGAAAAACTATATTTCTCAGAAGAGGAGAATGAACTTGCAAAGAAGAGCCAACAAAGTCACTCTGTAACTGATGACAGAACTGGAATAATCGAAGAATATCTCAACATGAAGTTTCCTTCTAGCTGGAGCAAGAAAGATTTATTCGAGCGCCAGCAATGGCTAAACGACCCACTAGCTGAAAAGGGAACAGAGTACAAAGAGTTTGTTTGCTCTTATGAGATATGGTGTGAATGCTTAGGTGAGGAACGTAAGAATTTTAATTCTTACAGCACTCGTGAGATAAACAACATAATGAAGACCCTTCCAGGATGGGAGTATGTTGGTTCTAAGAGAAAATCATTTGGTAAGATTTATGGTAAGCAAAAATACTATAAACGCATAAAACCTGTTCAAGAAGACCCTGTAGCAAAAGCTATGAGAGAGCTTGAAGAGCTTTTAGGTGATAAACCTACCGATGATGAGATTAAAGCAATGTTAGGAGATTTATATTAAAATTATGGATGAAAATACTAAAAAAGACTTAGCGAGAAAGTTAAAAAGTGCATTCAGTGTTGCTGAAACTCGAGCTAAGCGAGTACAGGAAATAAGAAAAGCAAAAGCTGAAGCAGGTCCTGTAAAAGATGACCCTGATAAGCCAAACTATAAGAAGTACAAATTCAAAAATGACCTCAAAACGAAGACACATCGCATAATAAGAGGTATGAAACTGCACTTTAAAAACGGTGAATGGGTATCATACAATCTTGGCAAAATTGACACGATTGTTGGAAGAGCTGATGGAGCTTTAACTTTTGAGAAATTTAAAAAGCAGATATTTAAGTCTTTCAAGGATAGATTGTATACTCCTGACGCAGACAAGGACATTGAGTGGGATTATACAGAAGAAGAAAAATGTTCTTCAGTAGGAGGCGCAGGATTCCATGAAAGAAAGTGAAAAAGTAGTTGAGCGAAAGCTTGTCGAGCTTTGTAAACTGAATGGTGGTATGTGTATAAAGCTGTTAAGTTTCCATATAAATGGATTGCCTGATAGAATGTGTTTATTTAAGCCTGCAAAAGTTATATTTGTAGAGCTTAAAACCACAAATCAAAAACCACGACCACTTCAATTAGCAATGCACGACAAGCTTCGCAAACTCGGCTTTAGAGTTGAAGTAATTGATACTGTAGAGCAGGTTGTAGATTTAATAGAAGATATAATGACGTGTTAGAACATATTCAATTAATCTGCGAAAATTGCGGAAAGGAATTTAGCAGATATAAAAAAGAAGTAGAATACTACGAACGGAAAAATCCAAATAAAAAGTGGTATTGTTGCAGAAAATGTGCAAAAGCTTTTACTAGTAAGCATATGCACGATATGAATGAAGAACTAAATCCTCATAGAATGGATAATGTTCTTACAAGAATAGCTATAAGTAATGGTCACGTGAAGCACAATACTGGAACAGAAACTAGCTATACAAAAGTGTTAGGTAAACATTTACATAGAATAGTTGCTGAAGAAAAACTCGGAAGACCTCTTAGACCAGGAGAAGTTGTGCACCATATAAATGGTAACAAACGAGACAATAGACCAGAGAATTTAGAAATATTCGAATCTCAAGCAGAACATGCTAGAGTTCACATGTTAGAAAGGTATAGCAATGCTTAATGAGTCAAATCTTCATAATTATCAAATAAGAAGCGTACAATTTATAATTGAGCATCCTTATTGCGGACTATTTCTTGACCTTGGAATGGGTAAAACAGTCTCAACCTTAACAGCAGTAGAGAAGTTAATGTACGACTATCTTGAAGTAAATTCAGTTTTGGTAATTGCTCCTAAGCGAGTAGCTGAAACTGTTTGGGCAGAAGAGGCACAAAATTGGGAGCACTTACAACATCTTACATTTTCTAAGATTACTGGAACGGAAAAACAGAGATTAGAAGCTTTTCATAAGAAAGCTGATATTCACATAATTTCTCGCGACAATATAGCATGGCTATGCGGTATATGTGCTTCAAACTTGCCATACGATATGCTTGTAATTGATGAGCTTAGTAGCTTTAAAAATCATCAGTCACAGAGATTTAAAGCACTAAGATTAGCCAGACCGTGGATAAAGCGGGTAGTCGGCTTAACTGGAACGCCTGCTCCAAACGGTTTAATTGATTTGTGGCCACAGATTTACCTAATGGATAGAGGTGAAAGACTTGGTAAAACTATTACTAAGTATAGAAGCATGTACTTTACTCCAGGTAGGTCTAATGGTTACGTAGTTTATAATTATAATTTACAAGGAGGTGCAGAACAAGCAATACGAAATAAAATAGGCGATATATGCATAAGTATGCAGGCTCAGGACTATCTTCAAATGCCTATGCTTACGAACAACTATGTTAAGCTCAAAATGCCTAAAGATATATTATATGCATATCATAAGTTTGAAAAAGATAGTATTATGAAGCTTATAAACTTGGATAATGAAGTCGAAATCACGGCTTTAAATGCGGCTGGTTTGTCTAATAAACTTCTTCAATTTGCAAATGGCGCAATATATGATGAAGATAAAAACGTATATCCAATTCACGATATTAAGCTAGAAGCATTAGAAGAGATAGTGGAAGAAGCGTGTGGAAAGCCAGTTCTTGTCGCGTGGACTTATCAATTTGATAGAGACCGAATTATGAAGTACCTTAGCAAATATAAGCCTAGAGAGCTTAAAACTGCTAAAGATATACAAGACTGGAATGATGGCAAAGTTCAACTTATGCTAGCCCATCCTGCTTCAGCTGGCCATGGTCTTAATCTTCAAGCTGGAGGCAATATAATCGTTTGGTTCGGTTTAACCTGGTCACTTGAGTTGTATCAGCAGTTTAATGCCAGACTTTACCGCCAAGGTCAAAAGCAAGGTGTTATTATTCATCATCTGTGTATGGCTCAGACACACGATGAGGATGTCATATTAGCACTGAAGAATAAAGACAGAGTGCAGATGAGCTTGATGAACAGTATTAAAGCTAAAATCGATAATTACATTAAAAATAATTAAAAATATATTTATGAATAATAAATAAGTTAATAAAATTTAAAATATTTTTTTAATTCAAATATTATTATTAATTTTGCAATATAAAAATAAAGATTATGAATATCTTAGAAAGAGCAGACAAAATTGTCAATCATCGCTCAGAAGAAAAAGAGCGCATGTATGGACCATTCTCAGAAAGTATGGAAAGAGCTGCAGCTATATATAACGCAGCCTCTCCAAAAAATGAGCAGATTTCAGTTGAAGGTATGTATAGAGCTATGATTGCTCTTAAGCTTTCAAGAGAAGCCTATTCACACAGAGAGGATAATCTCCTTGATGCTGCTGCTTATATAGGAGCTCTGAATAATTACGTTGAAGCAAAAACAGATAAAAATATAAATAACGATTAAAATTAAATGTTATGGTAGAAGAAGCTATTCAGCCAGTAAAACGTGGCAGAGGTCGTCCACGTAAAAATCCAGGCGACCCAACTCAGTCTTATGCTCGTAAAAATTCAGCCAATCCATTAGCTGATAATCATGAGTACTTTAAGCATTTGCCTGACAGAAATCTCAGCGTAAGCGAAGAGAATTTGCAAGCATTCTTTGAGACTATGTATGAGCGACAAATGATTTGGAAGCGCCGATTCATTGACAAGATTCAGGCTCCGTGGACAGATGACCCTATTTTCCAGGAAAATAAATTCCCTAATTTGTATCGTGAGCTTGACCGCAGTTCTTGGTGGCTTATATCTAACATCATTATGGATGATAGCCTGTCACTTAAGAATAAAGTTTGGAAGTGTATCGTTTACAGATTGTTTAATTCTCCAGACTTTTTTGAGTTCTTGGCTTCTATTACAGATTGGAAAGGTGGAATTCCTGACTATGAAAAGTTTAAGGAACAGCAGCCTAAGTTCATAACAATTGCTAAGACACTTCAGAATATGGGAGCTAAGCCATTTACTGATGCTTACATCATTAGTTCATCTTTTGCTGCTAAGACTGGTAAAAATAGAGCAGAGGCTTACGCCGATACTGCATTATCTGAATTGTGGGGTGCTATTGATATTATAATCGATACAGTTCTTATTGCAGAGTCCACAAGAGATATTATTGATGTTTTGTCAGCTATTCCTGGAGTTCAGAAGTTTATCGCTAATGAGCTGATGCAGGATATGATTTACATTAATCGATTCTCAAAAGAGGATTTTATCCCATTTGATGTAAATGAACTGACGAACATTGGTCCTGGTTCACTTCTTGGCTTGCGCATCTTGTTCCCTAATAGAGTTATTAACTCTCAGCGTGTGGCAGGTATGAAGGAACTTCTTGCTATGGCTGAAGAGAAACTCAATGAAGTTGCCGAAGCTCATGGAGAACCGATGGTATACGCTAAGTTTAATGCTGAAACTGGAGGTTATGAGCCATCTAGCGAATTTAACCTTACAATTAATAATATTGAAGGTTGGCTGTGTGAATATTCCAAGTATTGGAAATTATCAATTGAAGTAGGCAAAAAGCAGCGTAAGTTTAACCCAGTTTCAGAAGCTAATACGTATGACGGTGCCAATGGTGCTAAGCCTGAAACTGAAACAGAAACAGAAGATTTAATGTAATTATGGCAAAGAATTATAATACAACTGATTTATCTCCAGACCAAGCTATGGAGCGTCACATTTATCACAGAGACCAGTTTGCTCATTATTTGAGATGGACACACATCTTGAAAGATGCTAAAATTGGTGATGATGTAGTAGATTTTGGATGCGGACAAGCTAATTTGCTTGAAGTGTTTTACAGAAATAAGTTTAAGTGTAACAGCTATGTTGGCATCGATATTCGACACAAAACTATCGCAGATGATGCAGCTAAGTTTGCATCAGTTCCTTGGGCTAGCTTCTATGAGGCTGACCTTGTTAAAAATTATCTTGATTACAGTCAGTTTAATGGCAATAAGGTGTGTGCTTTCGAGGTTCTTGAGCATGTCGGTAAACAGAATGCCGACGTTTTCCTGGAGAACTTTAAAGCGTGTGGACGGGATGATGCAACTTATTATCTTTCTACTCCAAATTACGACCCTCGTGTTGGTGCTGCAGGTAATCATACTTATGATTCTGGGGACGGAAGAGGTGTAGATGTTCAAGAGTTTGACCACTACGAACTTGAGGCCATTCTTAAAAAGCACTTTGACATTGTCGATAAGTTTGGAACATTCGCTTCACAGAAAGATTATAAGCCTCTTATGAATGACTGGCAGAAACAAATGTTTAAAGAATTGAGCCGTTATTATGATTCAAATCTTATGGCAAATATCATGGCTCCAATGTTCCCAGATGCTGCTCGTAATACTCTGTGGATTTTGAAGCGTAAACCTGGCGATATTAAAGTTCCAAAGAATTCAAAGCCAGCTTCTATAGACCCAAATCCTGGTAATATAGACGATTTACTCTAAAAAGAATAACAGTAGTTAAAGCTTGTTAACTTTAACTACTGTTAATATAAAAAATTTCACTATATGAAAAATTTTATGTAATTTTGCACATATAAATAATTTAGTTATTCACATATTAAAATTTTACAATTATGAATTCAGTAATGCAGATTGCAAAAGTAAGAAAGGTTAAAACTCCAGAGCGTGGTACATCTAAGTCAGCTGGTATTGATTTCTTCGTGCCAGAGGATTTTTCAGGCCAAATGCTTCAGCCACACGAGGATGTGCTTATCCCATCTGGTATTTCAGCTCTTATTCCAGATGGATATATGCTTATGGCTGCTAACAAGTCAGGTGTTTGTCCATCAAGAGAGGCTAAAATAGATTGCGAGACAGAGATGAAGATTACAGGTCAAGATACAACTATTTCAAGTTGTGTTATTATTGGTGCATCTATCGTCGATGAGGACTATCCTGGCGAGATTCACATTCATCTCATTAATGTAGGCAAAGAGCCAGTATGGATTGAGAGAGGCCAGAAGATTGCTCAATTTATTTTGGTTCCTGTATCTTATGCAGACATTTGTGAAGCTTCTCCTGAAGTTGTTAAGGCTGCTGTTCTTGCTAAGAAGAGTGAACGAAAAGGAGGTTTTAACTCTACTTCAGAAGAGCAATAAATTGTCCCAATAATACCCTCTATAGTCCCAGAGTTAACGAAATATATTTATAATATAAATTATCATATTATATGTTTCAATTGCTCTGGGATAAAAAGAGGAGTTCTATCTATTAAAAATATCAGATTATGAAGAAAGTACCGGAAGTAGTAAAAGAACCTATATTCTTGAAATTCGTAGAGCACTACGCTAAAAAATTCAAAGAGAGCAACGGCTTTGGCATGTGGCTACACGAATATAAGGATATGGAAAAGAAAGGCTTATTTGCTCCAAAAATTCTGAGAACTTTCTATATTCAGATATGTACTGATAAGTTTGATTTAGGCTTTATTAGAGACGATGCAATTTGGTATATATGTTCACAAGCCGTTGATGCAGCTAATACCTATATAGACGAAAGAGTTAATTCTATGTATAGGATTGTTCTTATAACCGGAGAACAAGCTGAAGATGAAGATGGAGACCCATACACAGAATTAACTTATGAAGAAGCTAAAGAAATATGCCAAGCATTAAACGAGGAAGCTGAAGAAGAACTTTTTAAAATGCAAAAGATATGAGCAAAGCTATAGATTTACGAAGATATACAAAACTAGTGCCAACTCCTGCAGCAGAAATTACCAAAGAGCAATTTTTTGCATACGAAAGAACTAGAATGGAAGGCAAAGTGAATATGCTTGATTTGGACGCAGTTTGTCCATTAACAGGCTTAAAACCTGAAGACATTAAAGCTATTCAACAAAACTTTCAAGTGTTAAATCAAAAGTTTAATAAATCATGCCATTAGAAATTTATTATCCATATATTACCCAATCTGACAATAATTGGGTATATGAAAACGCTAATCAAGCACTTAACTGTTTAGCGTTACGCATAGCTGGATGGGGTGAAGTGCCTGGTAATAATACTATTAGGCTGCAGAATGTTGGTTTCTATATTGAACATCCAGAAGAAAACCATATCACTGAAGATTGGCGCCAATGGAATCCCAAGTATGCAGAAAGAGAATGGAATTGGTACTTATCTCATTCAAGAGATGTATCAGAGCTTCAAAAGCATGCTCCAGCTTGGAAACGTATGCATGGTGGCGATTGCCAAGTCAATTCTAACTATGGCTGGTTATGGAACCGTAATAAGCAACTGCAAAAAGTAATAGAGAAACTTGAGAACAATCCAGATACTCGCCAAGCGTGGCTCACTCTATATGATGGTAAGGAGATGGACGATTATGATTATGATACTCCATGTACACTGAATATTGGTTTTAAAGTCAGTATTTATGACGAATTTGAAAAAATTCTCAATATGACTGTTCTTATGAGAAGTAATGATTTGATATTCGGTTTTTGTAATGACCAGTATTGTTTTTCTCAGTTGCAGAAATATGTTGCCTCTAGAATTGGTGCTACAGTTGGAGACTATTATCATTTTGCCCAAGATTTACACATATACTTGCCGAGTACAAACGTATATCCGAAGCACATTAATGACTATTTAAAGAATGTTTTGAAATTATGAAAATACCAATTAAGTTTAAAGGCTGGATGCTATTTTTAGTATGGTTTGTTATTGGAGTTATTTATTTTCCAATATACTTAGCAGCGTGGATTCTCCACATAGTTGCTAGATTATTACTTGCTATAGCATATTTATTTATGCTCCAGCCACATGTAGCAAGAAATGTTTTTAGTTCAGTATTTGTAACCAATTTAAAGATTATGTAGTATGGACAGTAAAGATTTAAATGCACTTATTGACCAAGCTCTATGTGATATTAGTAATACAGAGGCTCCTTCAAGTGAAGAAGCCTCAGTGATGGAATATTCAGAAGAAGATTTTGCTAAAATGCTAGCAGATATTCAGTCTGAAGACGAAGACTTGGCAAAAGTTGAAATAGAAGCAGCTGCAAATCCAGATGACAACGAGAATTCTGATTTTTCTATCGCTTCTATGGATGGCGACGAGTTTTATAACAAATCAACTCTAAAATATGAAGATGGCAAAGTTAAACGCGAAGTATCTGACGATGTTATATTTTCTATAGGCGGTGAAAACTGCGTGGAATTTGCCGACAGTCCTAAACACGACAAGGAATTGGTCCCAGAACTCAGTGATGTTGAGCGCAGATTAGTAATTAGTCGTCGTATTAAAGATGGTATGGCAAAGCGCCAGGCTAAAAAAGAACTTGAAAAAGTTGAAATTAACAGAATGGCGTTCGACCAGAAAATTCTCCCTTTGTCAGAAGAGTTAACAAGATGGGATAAAACAGCTCTTGTAGAAGAACTTACTAGCAATTTGCGTCAGCTCATTAAGCGCTATGACAAGTACATCAATGCTAGAATTGCTAGACTTTTATCTCCAGCTATTCCAAAAGCTATTAAGTTAGCAAAGCTTAAGTGGCCGTGGGTATTTGTTGCAAATCCTGGATTTCTATACAAGACACATCCAGAAGTAGGCGAGGTTCTTACTTATTGGGTTACACCAAATGTGCCATACTATTTCAAGCAAGGTACAGAGCAACAGATTCTTGAAGAGCGCGATTCTGAGCTCAGTACGTATTTTTTGGAATGCGTGGATAGAGCTATCCATAGATGGTATGAGGCTAGACGCCGATTGGCTGATAGAGAAGTAATTTATGCTTCTAGGCTTGTTGGCGTTAACAATATCAGAACTTATGGCGACTTGTTAAGATACAATCCATTTTGGTTCAAGAAACTTTACGACCGAGTTAAAAAAGACAATCCTTATGGAAAAGCAAAAGCACAGTCTTAAAGTCGGCAATAAAGTTATCAAGAACTTAACGCTTGATGACATAATTGATATAAAGTTATATTTAATTAGACACAAATTAGAACGTAGAGAAATATCATGACAACAACAGAACATGACAGAGCTAGAATGCGAGCTTATTATAGAGCTAATAGAGAAAAGCTATTAGCCTATAATAAAGCTTACAGAAAGGCTCATCCAGAAAAACGTGCTTATAAAGCGCCATCTTCTATAGAAGAAAAACTGAAACGCTCTGAGTATAATAGAAGATATTATGCTAAAAACAGAGAAAAGATATTAGAATATCAAAGAGCTTGGATTGCGGCCAGACCAGGTAGGTTATCGTAAACTTCATAAACATAAAACGACATGATAGCAGGAATTATTGTATTTGCAGCAGTATTTGGTATATTTATATCATGGTGCTTAATGGTAGGTGGAGGACGAAGAGATGAAGACTGAAATAATTCAACTTACTGGTGATTCTTTCTATTATTTGAGAGATGGCGAAGAGCCTATCGACCCAGATAATCTTGAAGAAGCAGAAGAGTTTAAAACTCTGTTTGGTAATTTCAGATTTATATCTGAACCAGAACCTATCGTAGGTACAGATATGGTAGAAGCTAAAATATCTATAGCAGAACGAAAGAAAATAGCAGGCCAATTCACATTTGAGTTTATCATTCTTCCAAATAAAAAAGCCCACGTAAGAGTTTTTGATTTAAAAGTCAATTATGAGGAAAGAAATCAAATTCAAGACTTAGAGCCAATTGGCGACGCATATTGGGTTGAGTATAGGTACCATAGTACTTCTCGTTGCAGAGATTTACTTCCAGTTTGCAAAATACGTGAATATGAAATTTGCTTTGGTAAAAATTAATTTCCTATCTGGTGTTCTCTCGGGGCCATTTCCGAGAAAATGCCAGGTAGGATTTTTTGTAAATTTTTGTAGATTTACACACTGGTTCTGGAAATTGGTGAGATTTTAATCACTACAAACCTATAACATACTGGCTCTAGGAACTGGCTTTTAACTAATACTGCTGCGGTGCCGGGACTTATATAATGCACTAAACTGCTACAGTGCCGCATTATTACCCTATACGCGGGCGCCCGCGCGTACATATTATATATTATATATAGTAAGTGTTAACGGTAGTTAAAGATAAAGCTGTTAACTCTTCTTAACATAAAAAATTTTTTTATTTGAAAAATTATTAGTACTTTTGCACTCAGATAAAACATAATAAGTTTAACAATTAAAATTACAGTAAAATTATGAAAACAGAAGTTATTTTGAAAGTCGACAAGCTCGAGAATTTAGTAGCATGGATTGCTCGCAACTTTGTTTGTGGAAATATTCCAACAAACGTAAGAGCTCTTTACATGTTTGCCAACAAGCCAGGTACTTCAATGGAGGAAGATGGCGTTACTGGATACGGCAAGTTTGATGACGAAGACGAAGCTGAAAAATATTTTGAGGCTTTGAGCCAATCCAAGTTCATTATTGAATCTGAGCTGGTTGACCAAGATGTTGTTAGAGACGATACTACAGCTGAAGTTATTCATGTTGCAGAAACTTGGAAAATTACAGTTACTCCAAGCATGAGTAATACTGAAGATGCATTTGTGGCTTATTGTCCAAGACCATACAATCCAGAGTAATAACACAGATGTTTAACAATTAAAATATTAAGATTATGAGAAAGCCAAAGTTTGTTCCGGTTGATTGGAACTTGAAGAAAATTGCGACTTATTTGCAAATGAGTTTAGTAATTGCTAGTAGCACTCAGTTCTCTCCAAGAGTATTTAAATACTGGGAGAGATACTGTAAGGCAGAATGGGATGCACGTTACTCAGTTCAGTGCCTCGCAGCTAGTAACACAACAGCTATTATTAAATATGCTGGTTCAGAGATATATGTTACCATCGATTTAATTTTAGATGGTGGCAAGGTAAGAACATCAACTAAAGCAGAGTTATCATAATATGGGAAGAGGTTGGAAATTATTTGAAGCTCTTAAGGATGTTGTAAGTCCTGAGGATATTCTTGAGGAAATGGCTAGAAATATGAGCGACCAAGAGTTGCTTGACGCCGTTAAAGAAGTAACAAAGAACCTTGATGTGGAGCTGGAAGTATAAAATTTCAGTTATTAAATAGCAAAAATAGGTGTTAATGATTTTTAACATTTTCATTAACACTTCTTAACATAAAAAGTTTTCATATTTCAAAAATTATGAGTACTTTTGCAAATGTAATTAGAACATATAAGTTTAACAATTAAATACACAAAATTATGGCAACAATGAAATTCGCCCAGATGGCAACAAAGAAGTTACAGAAGTTAGTTAACGACCCAGCAACCTCTGATGAGGACAAGGTAGCAATTCAGGCTATTCTTGATAAGCGACAGGCAGCTACTCAGGCTCCAGCCGATGATGGAGTAGCACTTTCTCCAGAGGAGCAGGCAGCTATCGATGCAGCAGAGAAGGAAGCTGCTAAGCAGAATTCTGAGGCTGGTGAAAACAAGGAAGCAAAGCCTAAGGCTAAGCGTGAGGCAAAGCCAAAGCAGAGCATGGAGGAGCTTGACGCTGAGGTTGCAAAGGCAAATGAGGAAGCTCTCGGCCATCGTTGTGAGACACTCATGCCTGGTACCGCTATCAAGGTTGGTGGTTACGTTAAGGGAGTTCTTAAGGAGAAGCGTGCTATGCGCTGCTATCTTCTCATCCAGTCCGATGTTACAGATGAGAACCCTACAGGTCGTCAGTTCTACAAGGTGTTCAAGGAGGTTACAATCTTGCCAGAGACTGTAGAGCTTCACAAGGCTAAGAAGACAGGTGCTCGTCGTAAGGCCCAGGTTGATACTGAGGAGTGGATGGCACAGGCCGATGAGATTGTAGAGGCTGCTGGTTCTTATGTAGGTCGTCAGATTGACCTTGGCGATGATACTAAGACAGATTCTCGAATTGAGACCATTATCAAGGATAAGCGCTCTTGCACAGTGTTCTTCCGCATCGGTTTCAAGGATGAGAATGGTGCTCACAAGTTCACTCACAAGGCAATCCATTCAACCAAGGATGAGGCTGAAGGTGGTAAGGTAGTTATCACAGAGCCAGAGGGCCTGCTCCCATTGGATGATGCTGATGAGACTTACAAGGAGTTCCAGACCAAGTGGCAGACACGCGCTGAGCGTCAGCCAAGAACTGCTCTCACTCCTGAAGAGAAGGTTATCCGTGCAGAAGAGGCTCTTAACAAGGCAAAGAAAGCCTTGGAGAAAGCTCAGGAAGCACTTCAGAACAAGCAGCTCGAGTATGACAACGCTAAGGCTGCTCTTGATGCTAAGCATGATGAGCAGGAAGCCAATGCAGAAGCTGAGGCTAAAGAGGCAGTAGACGCTGCAGCTGCTGAAGCAGAGTCAGGTGACCTCATGTAAAACAATTAGTTGATTGTTTTCTTCTCATAAATGTTTTTAAGTATATTGTTTGAAACTGAACTCCTAGGAAGCGACTAAGGGACTGTGGTCCTAGGAGTTTTTTAAATGCCAAGTAAAACAAATATCTGCTGTTCTGTTTAAAGGATTTATGCAGGGTTCGATTCCCTGCCTTGGCACTATTGGTTCTAACTACGGTGAGAACCCATAATTTTAATAGAATTTTAATTGTTTTTAGGCGGATAGGTAATCGTTGTGAAACGGTTACCTATTATTTTTTTACAGTAACACATAGAAACGGCTCGCTGGTGGCAAATTTTAAAATTTTAAGTCAATTCTATATAAATAATATATTAAATTATATAGCATATTTGACCCACATCGCGTTATTTTTATTAATTAATATAATTATATAGTTTAATATAAAATAATGAATTCTAGGTACCAAGAAATGGTTTTAGCTAGAAAGCTGACATCTGGATATAGAAACCAGCAAGTTAGGCCTACAAACTTTAACATTTCATTTAACTACTGTTAACATAAAAAATTTTTTTATTTGAAAAATTATTAGTACTTTTGCACTCAGATAAAATATAATAAGTTTAACAATTAAAATTGCAAAATTATGAAAGCAACTGATTTGGTTAAGAGCTTGTCTCTTTCTAGTATTACATCTGAGGATTTCAAGGTCGTTACCTTGTATAAAGGACAGAATCCAGGTGTATTTTTGGTAGATAACTTTGGTGATGGAGAAGTATTAAACTCAAAAAGCCTCAAGTCACCAGCAGTTCTTGAATCTCAAGATTATTTAGCAGTTTATAACAATGTGCCTATTGCAACACCTGATGGCAAATCTGTATTTGTACCTGATTGCGTGTACGAGGTTGAAGGTGCTGGTAATGTTTCACTTTATAGCTTTAATTAGTTATGAATACAGTAAAAGTAAAGGCTCTTATCGCGAATATTAAGCGTGAGCATCCAAGTTTAGCAAGTAATTTCAGTGAGCACGCTCTCACTGAAATTGCTAAAGAGGAGCTTATTAGAAGTTCTCGCTCCACCAGTATTATAGCTCTTACAGAGCGATGTATTGGCTCGATGGATAATCAGCTCCAATCTACAGCTGAGGACCAAAAGGAGTTATTACAGAATTGCCTTGAGTGTGATTGCGAATATCCTCTCGAGGTAATAGCCAAAATGACTCCTCGTCAGAAAATCAATAATTATTTGATTTGGAATGGTATTGAAGGTTTTACAGATGATATTCTGGACGCCGTTTCCGCGGCTTATGGTATTATTCTAGAACCAGATTTAAATAGATAAGATTATGGCAATAGTAGGTAAAGCGTTTAGAAAGTGTTTACCAGAGGATAAAAATTCTTGTGTGAACTGTGATAACTATCTTACCTGTCCATTGGCAGTTGACGGTTCTAAAGGTAGTTGGGTGTGTGATAGTTGGTGGAGAATGGTGTGATAAAACCCGTATAGCCATAAAACGACGCGGAATAAATTCTCGCGCAATCCAGTGTTCTCTCGCTGGCCATTTCTAAGATTTGGTCGGCGGGAATTTTTATGAACTTTTACAGAATTTCAGCACACCGGGAGTACGATTCGGGTACATTCCTATTAATAATAGTGGAACGCTACTATATCGCTGTGTGTTCATTACAGCTTCTCAGCCATACTGTTACAGTGCCGGGAACCATATTTGCTGCGTACTCACCGGGCCTAATAGCCTATATATAATATATAATACGGTACGCGCATATAATAAAAATATTTGAAATAATGAAATATTTAATATTAAAAATTATTAATTTAAAAGTTAAATATTTTAATAATTATATTTTATAATAAAATCGGGAAATAATATATTAATTTATTATTATTTTTAATCATATAATAATAGATTTATTTATTTAAAAATAAAATATTAATAGAAGTCAAGAAATTTTTTTATTTCAAATATTATTATTATCTTTGCACCAGATAATTAAAATAATAGTAACAATTAAAATATTAAGATTATGAAGAAAGTATTTAATGCCGCAGAGGTAATGAAATTTGGCCGCATTCTTGATGCGAGATTTACAGCCAGATATTCGGTCCAAGATTTGTTTAATTACGCAAATAAATTAGGAATTATACAGACCAGTTTTGGTAAAATAGATGCAAAAAAGCTGTCAATTTCCGATATTATTAATGATTTTTTGCATGTAGAAGTACTGCGAAAAATTAAGGAGATTTCCAGTGAAGAAGTTGATAGAGTATTGAAAGAAATATTTACCGGAGTTTAATTACTCCGGTTTTAAATAAGAAGTTAAACAGTTAAAATATATTAAGATTATGAGAAAATTACAACAAATAAACAAGAGTCAGTTAGTTAAGTTGCTGGATGCAATTAACTGTGAAGGAATTGATAATCAATACTGGGCTGTAAACAGCTATTCTAATAGCTGGAATGCTGCTAAGGTTTTCGGCGGCGCAAATCAAACAGAATTTGAACCGGGACGCTATATTACAGTAATGTATGATGATGAAAACATGTTTCCTACATTTAGTGAGAATCTCAACATTGTTACTGATTTTCCACATTACGATTACTGGATTGAGGAGGATTTAAGAGTGTTAATTTTCAAGTTTTAAATAGTTATAAAATTATATTAGAATTATGAAAAAGACTGCGTTAAATGTAAACATAGCCGAGTTTTTGGCAGAGTATTTCTTGGATATAACCGGTGCAGAAGATGAGTTTTCGTACGGCTTATTTTGGGACACTGTAGTTGCGAACAGATATAACGGTGGAAAAATTGATATTTTCACTGGCAACAAACAGAAGCACTATGGCAGTTTCTATTACGAATATGGCTTGCTTAAAGCCGAGGAAGAAATGGAAGCCGAGCATCTAGTTACAGAACTGAAGCGTAACAGCTTTTATGTTTATAAAATTTGCTATGAGAACCTGGATGAACAGCCGGTTTCATATTACTTCTATACCAAGACTAGAATCGCTGCATTCATCCAGCACGAGAATGAAGTTATGAACCTCGCAGCTGAAATGCGAGAAATCACCCAGCAAAAACCAGTTCTCTGTCTTGAAAGTAACACGCGTTTATTCCGTAGTGCTCTTGATTCCATAATGGAGGCTTACTCGAAGGGCGAATACAGCGATGAAGATTTGCGGAAAGAATACTGTCCAGATGTTATCGAGGTTTACACGGATTGGATGCGATATAAATTCAGATGTTCTAACGAGTATGAAGCTTATATGCTTATGGTTGGAGATGTGGAAGGAAACAATGTTTGTAACGCGATAGACGCGGCGTGGACTTGGTTCCATACAGGCTTCGTAAATAACTTCATCAGTAAAGACCCGGAAACTAATTTACTTCACTTAAACTGGTAATAATATGGCTTGTTTTATTTTAATATCTGTAGGTCTGGTGATTTTCACCGGACTTACTCCAGAGGAATGGAAACGGTGGTGGCACAAGAACTATACTTGGGACGACACAGAACTGTAATTTGGTAATTTAATATCTCAATTCCTATCTGGTGTTCTCTCGGACCCATTTCCGCAGAATCACTGGGTAGGAATTTTAGTGAATCTTTGTAGTTTTACAGTACTGCGCCAGAATCGGACGGGAACAATTCAAGTTTAGTTACGGTTTTATGGCAGCTTCGGAGCTGAACTGTTACAGTGCCGGGATTTAGGATAGGTGATAAACTGAAAAACGGTACGGGTTAAAAGCCGGAGAAATCCAGTGTTCTCTCGGGACCATTTCCGGGAAAATAACGGCTGGGAATTTGTGTGAAACCTTGTAGAATTGCGGCTTTATACCTGATAAGTATCTGGCATATAATTATATATTTTTAGACTAAATAAAGTCAAAAAATTTTTTTATTTAAAATATTTCACCCGAAGCCCATATTTGGCCCATATGGACTTTAAATTATAAAATAATATATTTATATATAAAATAAAAAATAACGCGATGTGGGTCAAATAAATAGCCTTAAAATCGATTTTTTGATATAATATATAAACCAGCTTTTTGATATATAATATATAAATATTTTTTACTTTATTATTAATAATATTTAGACTAAATAATATTAAAAAATTTTTTTATTTCAAATATTTTTATATACGTGTACATTATTATATATATAAAATATTTTTACTATAAATATTTATTAAAATATTATGATTTATAATTAAACCAGGCATTAATATTATAATTTATAATTAAAATAATAAATAATATAATAGATTTTTTATTTAAAAAATAAAATTCAAAATAAAGTGAAGAAATTTTTTTATTTCAAATAAAAGTAGTATCTTTGCAGTGTAAAAATAAAAATATAGCCCATTTAATTATATTAGCTATAATTAGATTTTTTTATATTTTTTAGTATTTTTTAGAGTTCTTTGACTTATTGGACAACGTTAGTAATAATTAAGGATTATTAGCAACGGTTAAATAATATTAATTTTATAATATTTAATTATATTTTAATATTTTTAGTGTTAGTTAAAAAATTATAAAAACAATTAAATTATATTAAAAATTATGAAAAAAATTAAAATTTCACGTTCTTTCACTTTTAAGGCTTATAAAGTTGAAGTAGACCAAAAAATATTAAATGATTCTAAAAAATATTTAGAATTCATAAATAGTGTTAAAGAGGCTAATTTTAACAAACATTTTGGCTCTTTCACATTTAAAAGCGATTGTGAATATTATGTAGAAAAAAATATTTTAGATATTTTCAACAATATTTCACAAGGTCCAAAAAATGCGAATTTTTATTTAATTTATAAAATTTCGACACTTGAGGATTCAAATATTGACGATTCTTTGCTTATGTCAATTTATTATAATATTGACGAAGAAAAAATAATTTTAGATTAATTAATATTAGGCTAATTATTATTAGCCTAATTTTTTGCTTTATTTATTTTAACGTTTGTTTATTTTAGTTTAATAGCTAAATAAATTAAAAATTTAATTAATTTTAAGCTAAAAATCGGTATTTTTTTAACACTTATTAGCCTTTAATTGCAAATAAATATTAAATTTAATTATTTTTAGCTAATAGGTTGTTAAATTATTCTAAATTTAATTATTTTAGGCTAATAGGTTGTTAAATTATTCTAAATTTAATTAATTTTAGGCTAATAGGCTATTAATTTTTTAGCCTAATTTTTATTAATTTTAATTAATTTTAGGCCCCCTTAACAATTATTAGCCTGGCAACCCCTTATTATTTAAAGACTTGTCCAAATGCTGAGCCAAAAATTTCTGCTGTACATATCTTATGACTTGTGAATAGGCTGATAGAGATATGCTTCATCAATTCATAAAATACTGACAAGGAGGGGCCCTTTGGCTCAATTCTATATTGCGCACTTTGTTCAGAAAAATTTTGCGCAAAATATGTTCACTGGACGACAGGCTATAATAGTATAAATATGTATGGGTATATGCTCACGCGCGTATATAGATGGTTCAAAAATATTAAAAACATACCCAGTGATGAAAGTAGTGTATCTCTGGGCAATTATAATATAAAAATAATAAAGATATATAGATTAATATATAAAAATGGTTCTGAGGCTCATTATTTTAATTCTTACTAGAAATATATAACGACTAATCACAGTTCCGCCTTTTGCGCTTGCAAGTCTATATTATAAATGACTATTTTCATAGGATTTAAGCTGATTACAACGGTTCACCAAGTAAAAATCTTTTACGGTTCCTCATAACCTATTGAAAACCAATCACTTATATAAACGTTCCTGGAGGCCGGACCTTTTCTATAACCCTAAACCAATTTTTTAAAATTCATATTATATGTTTCTGGTAATACATTTTTAAAAAGTTCATTTTCCTTATATAGAGTATAGGGTAACTTGGGTAACTTTTTATATAAGTATTTGATTTCCAATAATTTAGAAGTGCCCCGACACCATTCACCTATAGTTCACCTATGGTTCACGGACTGCCATTCCATAAATATATTTTACAAAATATGTGATTTCCTCAGTAAAATTTAACTGAAATGTAATAATTTTTTAATTTTTCAAGTAAAAAGCTTTAACACCTACGGTTTCAGCAATTAATTCTTTTCACACAAATATTACTAAGAACTGAAGCATTAAATTACCACGTTTTTATAAAAGTGATTTTTCTCAGTAAAAATGAGTAAAAAGTTTTAACACCTACGGTTTCAGTAATCAAATGTTAAAAAATATTAAAATTTATATAAAAATTTCCTAGATTCAATAATTTTTAGTATATTTGCAGTGAAAATATAAAGTATTACAAATCAAAGTGAGATTATGTCAAGAATTCAGAATTTTGAAACGCCAGTTCCAGTTGAGACACTTTCAACTGCTGAACTTATAGTTACGATGGCTCTTATCTTGAGAGGCAATTATTACAGTAACAAGTCTTATGTGAGTTTCAAGCACTCAAGAGACGCAAATGCTGCCATAAAGTCCTTGGAGGAAGCATGTTCAGAATTAAATATTCCGTTTAAAACACTTCCAAGCATAAAAGATAAGAACTACTATTATATGTGGGGAACAAATTTAGATTTGGTTCTTGCTAAACAGCAGATGATACCACATCTCCTTAAATGGAGAACACTGCTTCATATTCCTGAAACATGGATTGGAAATTTGAGTGAGACTAAATTGAAAGCTTTAGAGGCTATCACAACTCAGATAACAAAAGCAAAAATGACAAGAAAAGGTACTTGTTACTTAGTGCCAGATGCTTTGCACTTGGATATTGCTATTTCTAACTTGTTTAGACCTATAGCGCCAAATATAGAAACTGAATACAAGTATAATAGACAATGCGTGTACGGGCTCACTTACACATCTGAAACATATGTTAATGAACTAGAGGATTTGAATGATGACATTTCAGATTTACTTTAAAAGATTAAACGATGAAAAGTATAGATAGAATTAATGATGATATTTCTGATATATTACCGGATTCATCAGACTTATTAGGTACAGACGGTCTCGAGCAACGAGCCTCCATGGTCCAGGATAAGTCGAAGTCAATACATGACAGGAAAACAGCCCAAGAGCTTGCAAAAGCTAAATTAAAACTTGCTAGAGCTGCTGAAGGCCAAGCTGCGAGACAAGCTGTTAAGGCGTTTAGACAGAAAAAGCAAGAAGCTCAAGAGGCTGTATATCAGCAACTCGAAGATGAAGACAAGCACATGCCAGCCAAAGAAGTTATAGATTTGGCTAACAGGGTAGCTATTAGCAACGGTCAGCCTGCAATGGCAGAAAACGTTGCAAAGCAGATTATACTCTCTCAAGGTACAACTCGACCAGAAGTCGTAAAGCTTCTCAGTTCACTCAACATAAATCTTGATTTGCAGTTATCGAAGACTGATACAGCTAATTTGTTAGCTTGCCTTCTTACTGCTAATGAGAAGCAGCTTCAAGCCATATACGATAATGACAAGACGCCTCTCGCTATTAAAATAGTGGTTAAACGTCTTATGAATGACTCTAGAATTGGAGAAATCCAGACAGTGGAGAAACTCTGGGACCGTATTTTCGGAAAAACTGGAATGATGCTTGATTTGCCACAAGAATCTAAGGCTGCAGGTATCATACCGAATACTCCAGTTTCTAGAGAGGCTTATATTCTGATTAGAGAGTCACTTCTCAAATAATTGCACACACTTAATTCTCTCATTTTTCAAGTATGAAACCATTTAGTTACGCGGGCGCCCGCGCACGCCCACCCCCATACATTATTATATATTAATTACGTAATATTATTCAGTCAAGGCTGGGCTCACATAGTTTTTATTAAACACATTTGATATTCATTTATTTTGCCATTGTGAGCTCAGCCTATTATAACACCAAATACTATTATAACACCAAATACTGATATGGCAAAGATTATTTATTTCGGAACAGAAGGAAATGGCAAATCAGGGCATCGTCCTATTGGAATTGATGAAAACCTTACCCACGAAGAATATGATATATGGTCTGAATGTGACAATCAAGCATGGATTTGCAATGTATACAAAAATCCAGGTCGCCACTTAATACAGCACCACGGCGTTGCATATACTAATTATGCCGTACCGTTTTCTGTGGATGACAAAAGAGCTGCGTCACACACCGAAGTATTTTGGGAAGGTATACATACAGAAAATGAAATGATAGAACTCATAAAGAACAATTCTTTCTTGAGACAACAATTTAGAATGTAAACAATATGAATGCTCCAAAAAGAACACTTTCTGAAATGCAGCAGAGAGTTATAAATGCAGATACTATTAAGCATGATGTTGTAAATGCTAAAGAGATGTTACGCCTTGAGATGCTTTCATCATTCAAGGCCTATACTAAAGCTATGTTTAAAGCTCAGTATAAACGTAATTTTATAGTTGCTGAGCACCATGAGAAAATTATAAAAGCTTTACAGGACGTTGTAGATGGTAAGTGTAGAAGACTTATCATTAACATTGCACCTCGATATGGTAAATGCCTTGCAAAAGGAACAAGAGTGCTCACAGCGAATAAAGGCCTTATTCCTATAGAACTTATTGTTCCGGGTGACGTAGTATATTCACATCACTATGGTAGGCTTGTAACCAACACTGTGCTTGCTACTGAAGAAGCTTATAAGCCAACAAACGCTATTACGCTAAGGTCAGGCCGTACAATAGAAGGAAGCTACGACCATCCAATGCTCACTGTATTTGGCTATAAGAACTTAGAGGATATTAAACCAGGAGACAGAATTGTATCACTCAAATCTGAGATTAATACGGATTACGAAATATCAGATGCTGAACTTATATTTTCTACAGTTATGATATTTGAGGGCCACTGCAAGCCTAATTATACATTTGCGAACACTGACCCACTAGTAGTTAAAGCCATGCAGAAAGCCTGTGATGAGCTTGGCATAGAAATCAAGCAATACAAAGACTGTGAAAGTTTTGAATATTATCTTAATAATAAGGCAGTTGTTAGAAACATACTACAGAAGTATGGTTTAGAGGGTCATCTTGCATATGATAAGCGCTTACCAGCTAGATGGTTTAATCTTTCTATGAGACAGAAATATATGTTTATAGATATGATGATAGCCACAGATGGAGCAGTAGACACTCGTTCTGGCCAAATACAAATTGGGTTAGCAAATGAAGGACTCATACAAGATATACAGCAATTACTGCTTTCTATTGGAGTACCTTCTACATATATACACAGAAATAATGCTCACGCTGGAGTTTGGGTGCTAGCTATTCCTCGCAAGTATGCTCAGAAACTTTATCCTCATCTTACTTTCTACGGAAAGGCTGAAGCAGCTAAGCATATAATGGATAAAGAAGCTAAGTGTCATTTGGATGTATATCCTTACGAGATTATACAATATGAGCACCTTACCCATGAAACTTCAAAGAAAGGTTCTATAAGATGCATGCCTTATAAGAATATTACTGAGGAGAAATTTCTTAGACTAATTGAGTTATATCCTCAGTTATCTAAGTATCACAGTGATGATTTCTATTTTGACGAAGTAGTTTCTAACGAGCCACAGCTCGAACAAGAACTCGTCCATCTTGAAGTGGAAAATGACCACAACTTTATAGCTGAAGGCTTAGTATCACATAACACTGAGTTGGTAATTAAATCATTTATTAGCTGGTGTTTTGCCCTCAACCCACGCTGTAGATTCTTGCACCTATCATATTCTGATGTGCTCGTAGCAGATAACTCAGACACCGTAAGGTCTATCATGCAAGAAAGCTTATATAAAGAGCTGTTTCCACAATCTAAGCTTGAAAAAGAGAAAGCTTCTAATAAACGTTGGCGAACAGCAGCAGGCGGAGAGATGTATGCAGTTTCAACACAAGGCCAGGTAACCGGTTTTGGTGCTGGTAATGTGGATGAAGAGGAACCAATCAAAGGTTCTGAAACGGCCGACAACCTTACATTCGATGAAGATATGAATGGAATGCTTGAGCAGATAGGCGCTAAGACTAATGTGTTCCAAGGTGCAATCATGATTGACGACCCTATTAAGCCTGAGGATGCTGATTCAGATATAGTTCGTGAGCGAATTAACTTGCGATTCGAAAATACTATTCGTAACCGTACTAACAGCCGTAACACTCCTATTATCATAATCATGCAGAGACTACATGAGCATGACTTGTGTGGATATTTGCAAGAGATAGAACCGGATGAGTGGACAGTTCTGTCGTTGCCGGCTATACAGGAAGACCCTGTTACTCATGAACGCCATGCCCTGTGGCCTATGAAGCATACTCTCGAAGAGCTTGACCACATGCGAGAGATTAACCCACTCGTATTTGATACTCAGTACATGCAGGACCCTACACCAAAAGAAGGTCTTATGTATTCTGAAGGCTTTAAGACTTATAACAAAGACCAGCTGCCACAAGGTCGAGAAGCTGCTCACAAGTGGAACTACACTGATACAGCTGATACGGGAGCTGATAATCTATGCTCCATCTGCTTCATAGATACACCTGAGTATGTATATGTTACAGATGTGCTGTTCACGGATGCACCAATGGAGAAAACAGAACCAAAGACAGCTGAGATGCTAACACGGAATCAGACTGTATCAGCTCTTATAGAGTCGAATAACGGTGGTAGAGGCTTTTCTAGAAATGTTAAAAAGATACTTCGTGTAACACATAGAAACTTTAGAACAGCCGTCAGAACGTTCACTCAGTCTGAGAAGAAAGCAACACGTATATTCACTAATTCTGGAATGTGTCAAAGCGATATTCTGTTTCCAGAAGGTTGGGAAAAGAAATGGCCTAAGTTCTATGCAGCTCTTATGTCGTATCGTAAAGATAATAAGAAACAGCAGCATGATGATGCACCAGATGCTCTTACAGGCGTGATAGAGATGCATAGTAGAAAACATAATACTAGTAGAATAAGGCTGAGAAATTAATTTTATTTCAATTAACATACTTTAACATAAAAAATTTTATTATCTCAAATATTTTTAGTATATTTGCAGTGTAAATGTTAGTTTAGGGGTTATGGTTATTTTTTAAGGAAAAGGTTTTCTTGATAACGGGTTTTCTTGATTATTAAAGTTGTTAATTATTTTAGTTCAATCAGCTCTCAGCGGAGAGCTACATCCTCGTCCTGGTGAGCCAATCACGCTACGTCCGTCCAGTGATTGGAGAGGTTCGATTCCTCTAACGAGGGCAAACGGCGGCATCAGGGGTGACATAGCTCAGAGGGCTAGAGCACAGGTCTTGTAAACCTGAGGTCGGAGGTTCGAATCCTTCTGCTATCGCGGCCGCCTTCGCTTATATCGCAGATTAGAGCAGTTGGAAGCTCGCTAGGTTCATATCCTAGAGGTCACAGGTTCGAGTCCTGTATCTGCAACTAACGCATAGCTTTTGCACTCACTGCTTAGCTTTGCATATTTATTAACTAATTAATATTTAGACTATTATGGGATTGAATTGCGGATGTCCAGCAGGTAAGCATCTCAATGACCTTGAGATTGCTGAGTGCAAAGAGAGCTTTGGACAGATTCAGAAAGTAATTTTTGCCCGTATCTTCAGCTCTACAGGTGTTAAGAACGAGATTCCTAAGGAAACGATTGCTAAGAAAGCTACAATGACACCTCTTTTTGCTGCAGACGACGGCACTAAGTTGATTGTATCACCATACATCCAGAACCCAGCTACCGAACCTGGCGAAGCTCGTACGTTTGGTGGCGGTAACCAAACACTTGGTGGTATTGAGATTGTTATTGGCCGTGAGCCAACTACATTCACAGGCGTTATTTATCAGGAAGCTCAGTCAGTTATTAAGACACTCAAGACTTATTCATGTGAAAAGATTGGCGTGTTCTTGATTGACGAGAATGGTAATATTGGAGCTATCGATGAAGCTGGTGATGGTGCAAACTATGAGCCTATTCCAGTTGACAAGTTCTTCGTAGGTGACAAGAACCTCGGCGGTTATGAGGAGCCAGACTCTAACACTATTAGTTGGAGCTTCTATCCTAATTGGTCAGACAATCTCGTCTTGATTAAGGCTGATACACTTGACTACAATCCACTTACGGAGCTCACAAACGCAGCTTCGAGTTAAAAAGATTTGAGTATGGTACGACAAGTTAGAAAACCAGTAAAAAAGGTACGTCTCGAAGCAGGTGGTATCTCACAGGAATTTGAGGTATCACACGCCGAGAGAATTCTCGATATGGGACCAGCTTTAAATGGTGGTTGGCGCGTACCTGAAGATAGTGAATACGAATATACAGAAGAATATGGGCTTAAGCTTAAATCAGATAAAGGAAATTCTGCTAAGACCACAGAAAAGGCAGCTGATAAATAAAGCGTCTTCTCTTCAGCAGCGTGTTAGGTTCCACACGGAAACTAACATATCTTTGTTTGACTACAATAGCTCAGCTCAGTTGTTTCTTGATTGGGTGTCACACTTACTCCCAAAAGACAAGTACAACATATTTGTTCATCTGTTCCAGTATCCGCTTCCAACTTCGGCAGTTATAGACGATGTATACCGAGAGCTTGAACGAGTATTCTACAGTAGAAACTCAAGTTCAGCATATCAGTTTACATCTTCTGAACTGCTTGAAGATTGGCTGAATTATAAAAAGAATGTACTTCATGAGCCGGATATATGGAAAACTGAAGGATGGAAACAACTACAGGTATCGCCTAACAGCATACTTGTAGTTGACCTTCCAACTCAACAGACAAGCTTTAGGCCAGAGCCATATTTCTATTGGCTTAATATCGATAACGTTATCGATTACAAGTTTGTAGATAAGAGTATCACTAATTTTGAATGGCTTGTTTTTAAACAGCCAGAACATAGAATAGCGGTCTTTGACAGTACTTCAATAAGAGTTTATCAGCTTAATGAGAAGAATGAGATAGAGTCCCTGTTAACAGAGGCTACTCATAACTTAGGATTTTGCCCAGCACGGTTCTTTTGGACAACTCCTATCAATGAGAAATATCCAGATATTAAGAAAAATCCAATCACGAAGGAGTTATCTCGATTGGACTGGTATTTGTTCTTCTCTATCTCTAAACAGCATCTCGATTTGTATGCTCCATATCCTATTTATTCAGCTTATGAGGCGGACTGTAATTTCGAGAACAACGAAACAGGTGAATACTGTGACGGTGGTTTCTTAAGAAATGCTGACGGCGAATATGAGATTAATGCCGATGGAACAGTTAAAAAATGTCCTTGCTGCGGTGAAAAGCGAATAGCTGGTCCTGGTTCCTTCTTGGAGGTACCAGTTCCTAATCAGACAGAGGGCATAGCAGATATGCGCAACCCTGTTCAGATTACAACTATCGATAAAAACAGTCTAGAATACAACGTCGAAGAGGTCCGCAGACTTCACGACGAGATTGTGGTCTCCGTAGTAGGAGCAGGTGGTAATGCTGCAGTATCAGAGAAAGAGGCTATCAACGAGACGCAGGTAGCTGCAAATTTCGAAAGTAAAACAGCTGTTTTGAACACTCTGAAGACAGACTTCGAGCAGGCTCAGAAGTTTGTAGAAGACACAATCTGTAAGCTTCGCTATGGAGATAATTTCATATCGTCATCTATAAGTTGGGGCACAGAGTTTTATGTCTTCACTGTTGAAGAACTCTATTCTAAGTATAAATCTGCTAAAGAGAGTGGTGCCACCGAAACAGAACTTGATGCTATAATGCAGCAGATTCTTGAAGTGGAATATCGTAATAATCCGCTGGTGTTGCAGAGGATGCTTATATTGAAGCAGTTAGAGCCATATCCTCATAAAACACTTGACGAGATAATGAAGCTTTACAATGCTAGTTTGCTTAACGTAAACTATGTGAAACTTAAAGTTAATTTCTCAGAGTTTATATCAAAGTTTGAACGTGAAAACATTGATATTGTGGAATTTGGTTCTTCTCTTCCACTGCGTGAAAAGATTAAAATTATTAGAGATAAATTATTAGAATATGTCAAACAAAACGATGAACAAGGCGGAGCTCCAAGAATTGATTCAGGACTTGAAGGACCGTCAGGAGGAGCTTCAGCAGCTTCAGCTGAGTAACCCTGATGCTTTCACTGTTGAACAGAAAACGGAGTTTGACAATAACGCCGAAGAACTTAAGAAAGCTGAGGCTCGCCTCGCTGTCGTAGAAGAGGCCTTGAAGCAGAATGCTTCAAATGCTTCTACTGACAACACATCTGGTAAAGTTGTTGCGATGGTTGCTTTTGGTGACCGTTTTAGCAAGCGAACAGGTAAAGAGGTAAATCCACCTCAGAAACGCTACTTCTCATTCGGTGAGTGGCAGGTATTTAAGCAGAACTACAAGCTGCTAGGTTATTCAATTACAGCTGTCATCAATGACCCATTTGGTGATGCCGCAGGTCTCATTGAGGAACCTAAAGATTAAAAGACAAAGCTATGATAACAATTGAAATGCTTAATCAGAGCGAGTCACTTAAGGGTTTGACTGACGCTCAAAAACTAGCCATTACTACACTCTCTAGCAATGATGAGGCGACAGTAATTGGCACAAAGATTGGTGCTTTGCACGGTCAGTATGATGCTGATATTCTCAGTATTTCTGGCATAAGTAAAGCAGATGGTGAAAAAACTTATGACTATCTTAAGCGAGTTCTTGGTGACTACAAGACTAAGCTTGATGGTACTAAGACACTTTCTGCTCAACTTGAGGCTCAGAAGAAGAAAGTAACTGAGCTTGAAGCTAAACTTGCAGCAGGCGGGTCTGACGAAGCTGTAAAGCAGCAGCTTAAAGATGCTCGCCATCAGGTTACACAGCTTCAGACACAGCTTACAACTAAGACTGAAGAGCTTGATAGAGCTAAGAAGGACTACGAAAAGAAGGAAAAAGACCTTCAGGTAGGCTTTGCATTTACTAATGCTACAGCCAGTATCAAGTTTAAAGCCGATGTTTCAGAACCAGTTAGAAAGATTCTTCTTGCCGCTGCTAAAGATGAGATTCTTGCTAAGGGTACTCCTGATTTCGTTGATGATGGTAAAGGCGGAAAGAAACTGGTACTCCGTGATGCTGCTGGTAATACACTCAACAATCCTAAGAACAACCTCAATCCATATACTATCGAGGAGTTGGTAATGGAGACAAGTTTGAAGGATGTTATTGATACAGGTAAGCGGCAGCCAGGTGGAGGCACTAAGCCTAACCCACAATCTGACCGCCGAACAGTTAATCTTGATTTGTCAACAGCTAAAACTCAGCAGGAAGCTGATGTTCAGATTGAGAACTATCTGTTGTCAACCGGCTTAACTCGCGATAATGTTGAGTTTGGTAACAAAGCACTTGAGATTAGAAATGAAAACAATGTTTCTAGCCTTCCAATTCGATAATAGACTGTATGATGTAAAAGGGTAATGCAGCATGTCAGTTATGATATATTTATGTTAAACTTTTAAAAATTAAAAGACTATGAGTTTAGTACTTACTAGAATTCAGAACATTCGGTCTAGTTCAAATTTTGACAAGTACGAGTATCGTCCTAGCCGATATGGTGCTCTTGACGTTTTTATCCAGCAGTCTAATGACCCAGCCGGTATTCTTACTGAGGAGCTCAAGCAGAAGGCTCGTACTTCTATTGGTAACATCCTTGAAACTCCTGTAATCGACTATGATGCAGACATCACAATCGGCAATACTCGTACGCTTACGATTGCTGATAGTGAAAATACTTCTCGCATGGTGCAGATTAATTTTGCTACTTATGCGTTTGGCTTCACTATCGCTCCTGCTATGTACATGAACAACGAAATCGGCATCCAGAAGGATTTCGAGACTAAGTTGATGAAGTACATCTACAAGTTTGCTCAGAAACTTGATGAAGCAGCTCTTGCTAAGCTTGCAGCTGAGAAGACAAAGGTTATTAAGAACCCACTGCTCTACGCAAATGCAGAAGGCACAATCAACGCAAAGTGGACTGAGCGTGAGAACATCTTCGGCGACCTAGACCCAATTATGGCAGCCAATGACTTCTTCGGCCAGTTGCACATTGTAGGTGATGCCGGTGTTGAGTCAATTATGCGAAAGCTTGCTCAGCATGGTTTGTACAATGACGTTAACAAGCAGAATGAGTTTGGTAACAAGATTGTACACTTGACCAACAACATGGCACTCGGTAGCAAGAAGTATGCTCAGGGTTATGCTATCAATTCAGGTTCTCTTGGCTTCATGACACGTTTCGAGCGTGACTGCTTGCTCGGTACAGTATCTGGTGATGGCCATGAGTGGGGTATTGCAACTTTGCCACTGTTGAATATTCCTTGTGGTACTTACTTCTACGATTCTGTTGGTGATTACCACGATATCGCCGGTGCGGCTACAGCCGATATGGTTCGTACACGTAAGGAGCACTACGGCTTTGCAGTTGATGTTGCATTCCTTACTTCTTACAATAGCAATTCTGAGACTTTGGCTAGTCCAATTATTGCCTTTGATATTTCAAGTGAGAATGCTAATTATGCAGTGCCTGTACAGCAGGTTGTTGCTCCTCCAACAGCGTAATCTTTCTTTGGGGTGAATATCTAAATATAAATCTAGAAGAAACTAGTAATAGCTTTTAGTTGTTATTAGCTTTGGATGGGTCCAGCGGGAGGACAGACTGATGAAAAGGTCTCGTTCCTCCCGTTTTTACTTTAAACTGAAATGTAATCATGATAAGAATTGCAGATATACAAGATAAAATGCTCCATCTAGTAGGATGGAAACAGAGTTATGATTTGTCAGATATTATGCTATCTAGCAATCTAACTCAGACTGAATCAGGTATGTATTTTCAGCAGATTCATCCTCTTCTTACATTGGATAATTTACGAAGTATAGCTCCTGATTTTCAGAACTTTAATTGGCAGGTACACGATGCGAATAAAGCTTATAAATCTGGAGAAGTAGTTCGAGTAGATGATTCTCTGTACAAAGCTATTCAAGATGTTCCAGAGGAAACAGATATTCTAGATTCTGAATATTGGACAGAGACAAATCCGTTTTCAGAATGGCTTGAAGAGAAAACTAAGGCTAGTATAGTGAAACTTGTTAATAAGTTTATCAACATGAAATTAGCTGATAAAGCTACAAAATCTCTCATTGAGAATAAAATTCTGTTTGATGGTACTGGTAGACTTACTAACAAGATTGAAAATCGTAACAAACTAGTAGGATTTGAGATTGATACAGTTCGCTCTAAAGGTGTTACAGTTAAAATCGATAAGATTGGTCTTCAGATGACGGAACCAGGTTCTTATACTCTCTATATTTTCCACTCTAGTAACCCAGAGCCAATTTACACTCTCACTTTTGAGAAAACTAAGGCTAATAGTCTTGAATGGTTTAAGCCAAAAGATGATATTCTGCTGCCTTATGAGAGTGCTAATACTGACGCTGGAGGCAGTTGGTATTTAGTATACAAACAGTCAGAACTTCCTGAAAATGCTCAAGCTATTTATAAAGACAGAGACTGGTCAACTGGACCATGCAAAGCATGTTCTAGAAGTGAGTTTTTAGCTTACCAGGCTTGGTCTAGGTACATCGAGGTACACCCATTCTACATATCAGAGGATGAAGAATTCAACCCAGAGACAATGAATTTTACTTACGATAAGAACTATGGCATTAATCTTGAAGTCTCAGCATACTGTGACTTGACAGATTTTATCATTAAACAGAGAGCTATGTTCCAGGATGTACTCTCAAAGCAAGTAGCTATAGATTTCTTACGAGAATTCGCCTACAATCCAAATGTTAGAACTAATAGGCATTCTATCAATGCATCTAAGTTGGATATTTTGGTAGAACTGGATGGTGATTCTAATAGTATGAGACAGTCTGGACTTTCATATGAATTGGATATTGCTTTAAAAGCTTTAAGTATTAGTACACAAGGGCTAGACAGGGTGTGTCTGCCGTGTGTGAATAACGGAATTAAATACAGGTCTATATAATGGCTGCATCTAAGTATTATGGCTTATCTATTAGAAACTTGGCTTATAGACTAAGAAAGTTTGATGAGGTCCTCGGTAGGGAACTCGTTAAAACTGTGCTAGCTCATGAGCAAGAAATCATAGAGGCCATTACTGAAGACCAGCTTTATGAAAGAGGTGTAAACGGAGATGATGTTGAAATTATGACTTATGCTCCGTATGCTCCAAGTACTGTAAAACGAAAAATCAGAAAGGGACAGCCTTATAATAGAGTAACACTTAGAGATACTGGCGAATGGTATAAGTCTTTAAGGCTTGTGTATGATGTTGATGGTTTCTATCTAACGAGTACTGATGATAAGAATAAGTATTTAAAAGATAAATACGGGCCAAAGATTCTTAAGCTTACAAAAGAGAACTTAAAAAATATCATATATAAATACGTAAGACCAGAATTGTCAGTCAAACTTAAAGAATATTTACAGAATGGCACAGAAGAAGAATAATGTAGAACGAAGCATAATTATTCCGATGAAAGAAAATCCAGTATTGCTAGATAAAGTTATACAGGATATTCAGAAAACATTAGGAGAAAAGCTTAAATGGCTCGATTATGCTTTCGGCCGCTCTTATAAGTTAGTTGAACACCAGGAAGGCGGCGGAAAATTTATATACCCAGCAGCATACATTGGAAAATCTGAATATGCTTCTTTACTTCCAAATGACCAATATGGTAATTTCTGCTGGTTTGATATTTATGATGCCCAGAATATTACTCAAGTAGTTCAGTCTACACCTCAGTTTACATTCTCAGGAGCTATAGTTTTCTGGTTTAATCTAGATACTATTTTTGCTGATAATGATGCTATGTACTCAGAAGAGGTGAAAGACGAAATTATTAGAGTTCTTACTACTCCAGGTCTCATTAAACAGACAGGTAGACTTACAGTCGACAAAGTTTATGAGAGATTCGAGAATATCTATAAAGGATATTCGCTTGAAAAGATTTATAACAGCTATGTTTACTCCGGTCAAGATATTCAGTCTATGGATAAGTTATTCTTTATGCATCCATATTCTGGACTGAGATTTGAGTTTACAATAACAACAAGAGAATTATGCCAACGTTATATCAAATAGTTTTAATTGCTCTATTTTCTGCTTTTGTGGAGCTGTTTATGAGCAAATCAGGTTTTAGATATTGGCTTAGAGACCAGTGTGATGATATAGGTTTTACAATTGTAGCTAAAATGCTTGATTGTGACTTTTGTCTAGGTTTCTGGCTTAGTGTTATAATATCGATTGCAATGGTAATGATTACGCTTGACCCATCGTATATCTATGTGCCAGTATTTGCAACTCCTATAATAAGATTTTTAGTATGAAAACAATATCCTTAGCTAATAGAACTGTAAAGTTATATGATTCAATTGATGAAATGCCGATTGAAAATTTCCAAAGATATAATAAGTATATTATTATAGACGCTGGACTTGGCTCAGACATAGATTCAGTTGATGAGCACATAGTACAAATTGCAAAGCTTATTAATTCTGGAGACAAGAAAAAAGCTATGCAAGAATTGCAAAATATGAGACAAAACATGCACATGATTGTGAGTGGAATATCTCCAAGGTATATGGCATTTGCGGCTCTCGTATACAGTATTGATGGAAAGAAAGTAGAAAGCCAGTCAGATACTAGTTTACAAGAATTATTATCTGACTTAAATAAGGCGAAGCATAGCTCTATTATAGAAACGCTATTTCAGTTGAAAAAAAAACTTTCGACAGAGCTAGAAACTTATTTTCCAGATAACTTTGATTCAGCAAAAGAAAAAATGATATATGAAAAGATTAAGCAGAGAACAATCTTGCAGCTAAAAGGTATTATAGAAGACAAAGAATATACCGAAGAGATAGCTGATATAGACTTGTCTCTGCTTAAATCTTATAAGCCAGGAATATTTACTGGTAAAAATTCATTCGAATTAAAATATGATAAGCAGTTTGAAAGTTTATGTATGTTAGTTGGCCAAAAAGCCAATTTAAATGCTAAACACATGACTGTTCTTCAATTTTATACAACTGTTAATAATATAAAAGCTCAGCTTGATGCTGAAGCTAAAGCTTATAAACGAATTAAACATAGATAGTTATGGCAGATGACGTAATAAAGGAAAGTGACCTCATACAGTCCGACGGGTCCATAGATAAAATCACACAATCTTTGGAACTGCTTATAGATAGTTATGGAGATATGGTTGCTGCTATAAAGAAAGGTTCTTCTGAGATGGTAGAGGCTATAAAGAATATGAGTACTTCTACCAAAGAAGGTCGTGCAGCTTTAGATGATGCAGCTAGAGCAGCCCAAAGATTAGAAAGAGCACAGAAAGAATATGAGTTTGCGCAGACTGATATTGGTAAAGAAGTAGCTGATTTAAAATCTAAAACAGCTGCTTTAAATAGAACTACTGCTGAGAGTAAGAAAGCACTTGAGTTGCAAGCTGGTTCTTATGAAAGAATTAGAATACACCTCAAGCATCTCATTGATTTATACAAGAATATGTCTGCTGAGCAGAGAGCTTCTAGAGGTGATGACATAATTCGTCAAATTAATGAGCAGAGGTCTAGACTTGCTGCTATGGATGAGCAACTTAAAGCTCATGTTGTGCAGATTTCTAAAGTACAGAAAGCAGAAGAGAAATTAGCTTACTTGCAGTCAGAAGAAGGTCAGCGCTATCTTGAGTTGAAAGCCAAAATTCGAGAAGTGATGGCTGCTCATACAGCTAATAGAACTCAGGTTGATGCTCTTACGCAGGCCCAGAACAGATATAACCAAGCAGCAGATGCTACAAATATACAGGTTAAAGAACTAGATTTACAGACAAAAATTCTTAATCAGACTGCTAAGTATCAGGCTCAGATTAATCAGTCTGCTGAAGGCTCTTATAACAGATTGGCAGCACAGTATGCTCTCAACAAGATTAAGTTAAATGCTATGTCAGCCGCTGAGCGTTCAGCTACTGATGCTGGTAAAAAACTTGAGCAAGAAACTGCTGCTATATATAAAGAAATGATACGACTTCAGGAAGCCACTGGAAATCACAGACTTAGCGTAGGTAATTATGCTAAGTCATGGGATGGCCTTGGAGTATCTGTATCTCAGGTAGTTCGAGAACTTCCTGCTGCAGCTGTATCTCTTAATACATTCTTTCTTGGTATCTCTAACAACATACCTATTGTAATTGATGAAATTAAGAAAGTAAGAGAACAAAATAAAGCTTTAGCAGCAGAAGGTAAGCCAACAGTATCTGTTACTAAACAAATAATATCAGCTTTATTCAGCTGGCAAACAGCTCTTGTAGTAGTATTGTATGCTTTATCAGCACACGGTAAAGAGATTCTACACTGGATTCAGGTTATGTGGTCAGGCCAAAAGACTGTTGCAGATATGTCCGATGTGGTTGATAGTGTTGATGAGGTTCTGACAAAGAACACGAAAAATTTAGGTGAACAAATAGCAACTCTTAGAAAATTATCTCTAGAGTGGAAGAATTTAGGCGGAAATTTAAAAAAGCAACAGCAGTTTATAAAAGATAATCAGTCTGAGTTTAACAAGCTCGATGTTTCAATTAATAACGTTAATCAGGCTGAGAATCTTCTTGTTGATAATACTGATGTATTTATAAAAGCTCTATATGCTCGAGCTAAAGCCACAGCGGCTATGCAAGTTGCAGCTGAATATTATGGCAAAGCTATTGAAAATCAATTTGATTTTGAGCAAAATTGGAAAGATAAAGACCTTAAGTGGTGGCAGAAACTAGCAGCTGGTGGCATAACCGGTCTCTTGGGATTCAATGAAGAAGAAACAAAAGAGACATATAAGCATATAAGAAATAAACGAAAAACGCAAGTTGAAAAAGAACAAGAATATAATGAGAATTTTGCTGACAAAGCTGTAAAAATAGCCGAAAAGCAATATAAAACTATTGATAAAATATACAAACGATTAGGCTTAGATACAGCTCACAAGAAAGGCAGCACACGTACACGCACACCCCGTGAGCGAGATTTAACAGATACAATCTGGAGAAATGATTTAACAATTCAGAAGAAATATGAGGCTAGTATCACAGCTTTGCAGAGAGATGAGTTTAAAAAACGTAAACAAGAAGCTGTAGATTCTGCTGAGGCTACAATCAGAGAGATGCAAGAGAAGTTCCGTAAAAATGAAGTTTTCTTAGCGGGCAAAAAGGGAAATAAGCCACTTACTGATGAGCAGAAGCAACAGGTTAAAAAACAGCAGGAAGAACTCGCAGCTATCATAAAGAATACTCAAAGAAAACTCAATCTTGATTTGCAAGATATTGAGGACGAGCGCCAAATAGATAGTATGACTAAACTTCGTCAAACTATGAAGTTTAGATATGATACTATTTCGGCTGAGATAGAAAAGGAGAAAAAGCTTAGATTACAGCAGCTTGATGACCGTGAAGCAGCTTATACTACAAAGGCCGCTACTATTTCAGAAGATGGTCAGACAGAGGCTGAAGTTACAGGTCAGGCTACTCCTGAACAATTTGCGGCTTGGCACAAAGAAAGAGCACAAATCGAAGCGAAATATGACCAGATTATTCTTGACTTGCGCGCTAAGGAGATACAAGAACAGTTGTATCTTGTAAAGAAAGGCACTCAAGAAGAAAGACGATTACTTCTTGAACAAGTTGAGAATGCTAGAAAATTAGCTTTAGCTCAAAATAGAGCTAAGCCTGTTGAGCAGCAAGAATCTGAGACCAGTATTAATGCTAAGTTTAATAAACAGAAATTATCCATATCAGGTTCTAATAGACTGCAAAATTTCCAGCAGCAGCAAGCCTTGGCAAAATCTGAATTTGATTTAGCTGTGCACACAGCTGATGAAATTAAAGATTATGAGCTGACTCAGGAAATCGCTTTGTGGAAAGAAAAGATAAGATTAGCTAAATCCGGAGCTCTTGACTGGTCACAGGCTCAGATTGATGAAGCCCACAACGTAGTTAAAAAACTTGAAGATGACCAGAAAAAGCTACGTAAAAAGGGTTTGAGTTTGATGGGCCGTATAGGTAAATATGGCGTTACTGGATTCTTGCTTTCTTATATGGGCTTTGATGATGATGGCATTAAAGCTTGGAATGCCGCGTGTAGTCAGGTTATTAGCAATCTTCAAGAAATAGCTCAAGCTGAAGTTGACGTCGCACAAGCAGCAGTCGATGCGGCTGAAAAGCGAGTAGAAGCAGCTCAATTAGCTTATGACGCTGAAGTTGAAGGTCGTAACAATGGTTATGCCAACCAAGTTGCAACTAAGAAGAAAGAACTACAGCAGGAGAAAAAGAATATGCAACAAAAGCAAAAACTTCTTGAACAGGCTCAAAAGCGTCAAGAAGCTATTAATACTGTTGTACAAGCTTCTTCTCTTATTACTGCTTCTGCTAATATCTGGTCAGCTATGTCAGGCGTACCTATTATTGGTCCTGCTTTGGCATTAGCAGCTATCGCAACGATGTGGACAAGCTTTGCAGTTGCTAAAGTGAAAGCTAAACAAGCTACAGCCGCAGCAAATCAGGAGTATGGAGAAGGTGGTCTTGAGTTCTTAGAAGGCGGTTCACATGCATCTGGTAATGATATAGATTTGCACCAGAAAAATTCTGAGGGCAAAAATATGCGAGCAGAAGGCGGCGAAGCTATGGCTATTATAAATAAACGCAATACTCGTAAATACAGACGAGTACTTCCTGATATCGTTGATAGCTTAAATAAGGGCACATTTGAGAATAAATTCTCACAAGCTTTTAATAAAGCAGATAGTCTACAGGCACAGATGATAACAGTAGAAACAACTACTGATTTGTCAAATATTGAAAGAGGTGTAGAGGCTATTAAGAAACAAAATTCTGAACGTGTTTATCCTTTAGGGGATGGCAGAACTCTTGTTATTAAAGGTAACGTAAGAAGATATATCAATAGTTAACCCAGTACTTCACTCTATAATCTCTGGGACTTTAAATTATATTGAATTATAAATTATAAGGATATATAAATTTTAAAGTTCTAGAGATTAAAATTTAAAGTTTATCTAGATTTATAGCTTTATGAATAACAATATATTTTATTTGCTTAAAGGAGAACAGCAAACAGCTACAAATGGCCAGTTTAATACTAGTACTGGCGAGTTTGAAAGTGCCACTTCAGTAGGTCAATATTGTGTTACGTCTTGGCTAACCGGTTTAAGACCAGTTGGCAGAAAACAGCTTCCTATATGCACTTCGTTTCCACCAGATATAAACGTAAAACAGCAGCGAGTATTTTTCTATGATAAGGATGTTAATTATTTAGGCTATACTGTACACATTGGTAGAGGCTTAGTTGACTATAACTTAGTATCTGATAGTGTGAGGCTAAAAGCAGAATATATAAGATGTGATTTTGTATTAGATATTTCAAGCACTGAGCTATCACAGATGACCCAGGTTGAAATTAGCAATATGCTTACTCATGTTTGGGTTTATGCAGGTTTTAGATTACAAGGTCCACACTACAGTAAACTTGAAAATAAATATAAAAAAGAGACCGGTCAAGTATTTTTTAGAAGCTCGCTAGAAGGTTCTATTAAAATATTTGGTACAGATTTTGATTTCATAAAGTCACAGTCTTTAGAAACCAAGTATTTACTGTTAGTAACAAATAATAGTGGAAAAGTATTAGCTTTAAATTCATTTGTTGAAACAGACTGTAAATTAGATGATACGAGGCATTCAATAGAATTGAAATTATCACCTATAGATAGATATTCAAAAATAATGAATAACTATGATAATACTTATGATTTGATTAAGCTTTCACCAGCTATAACTCCACTTACTTTAACAAAGCGCTTACTATATCAATTCTATATTCAAGGTGCCAATTCTGTGTCATGCTATGCTAATGGAACATATTGGGAACAAGATACAAATGAAGCTATAGATGATGCTGATGCTCTTGAAAAGAAATATTATTTTGCCAAGAATTTTAGCATACAGGAATTCCTTATTACTGAAGAAATGAGTTCGAAATATGCTGGAACTTATTCGCATGTACCTGGAACTCCACCTACTACTTGGGTCAACCAAACTAATGGTGATGGACACATAAAGATGATAGGTATATCTGACTTATCACAAGTAGCAAGCGGCCAAGGCGACGTAACTTTTAGATGGTTTGGCACAGGAGAAGTAGTTGACCCACATGCGACAAGTGGCTTAAAAGATGAATGGAAATTCGTGTTAAAAATATATAATGATAGAGCATTTGGAAGTATAGGAGTAGCATTTTCGCAGTGCATATTTGTTATGCCAGATTGGAGCGTAAATTCTGATAATGCACACATGGGTAGTGCTGGAGAATATAAATTTAGTATACGTAACAGAGCTACAGATGTTACAGTATTTAGTCTTGATGTTATAAATTACACTATTTGGGGCCGTATACTAGCAGATGTCGATACAGCTGTAGAGCCATCGTCTGGACAAACGAAAACATTATATGATTTGCCAAAAGATGATTTTGTATCTGAAAGGGTTAATTATAGAAAATGCATAGGCTTAATAGGACTGCAAGTAAAGCAGACAGCTTATACTGTTACTCATCCTACTAAATATGGTAGAAATGACTATGGAAAGTATTTTACTAATAATTTTGTAAATGCTACGACCAAAACTGCGCATATGCCAGTTCCTATAAGTAGAAGTTCATGGGCTAATACGTCTATATGGGCAATTATACCAGATGAATGGTCTTCATTTGAAAGTCAATTTAGAACTCAATTTACTTTAAAAGATGCATTTTCTTTGGCTGACACAATAAAAGCGTTATTACATAAAATAGACCCGTTGGTAAAATTTGAAGCAACAGCTGAGTACAGTAGATTCTTTTATGAAGGAGACACATCGACTCCTATTATACCTTTCGACGGTTCTAGAATTGGCTATGTTCCATTTATAGCTCCAAAGTCTAATGTATTAAAAGGCAATTATGACCAAGCTGCACAGAAAGCAGAAATAACATTTGAACAACTCATGAATATGTTGAGAGACTGTTTTAGATGTTATTGGTACATAGATGATAGCAATAGATTAAGAATTGAACACGTATCATATTTCATGAAAGGTTTATCGTATACCAGTCCTGGTTTACAGTTTGACTTAACTAAAAAATATGATAAGTTTAATAAGAAAACAGTTCTATATGCTCAAGAGGCAACTAGTTATAACAAAGATGATTTAAATTCCAGGTATGAATTTAGCTGGATGGATGATTCTACTGACACGTTTGAAGACATGGAAATAGACGTTAAGTCACTGTATATACAGTCAGATAAAACAGAAGAAGTAAATTCTGAAGCGTTTTCTACTGATATTGATTTGATGTTGTATGCTCCTGATAAATTTTCTGAAGATGGCTTTGCTCTTATGATGGCAGATAAAAATACAGGACGAGTTCCTATTGCGGCTGTTTCCGGCTTAAGAGATGACGAATACATCTATACATATAGTGTTACACCACAAAACTATTTATGCTCATGGTTATACCTTGCAAGATATTATATGCTAGACATGCCAGCGTATCATATAGAATATACTAGGGCTCCATCAGCTGACGCATATAGAGTAACTGGCATAAAACAGTGCATGCAGCAAGATATAGAGTTTCAAACGGATGAAAAAATAGACTTAAATAAAGCTATTAAAACATCAGTTGGAACAGGAATTATCGATTCACTATCAGTGAATATAGACACGCACCTTATAAGTGCCACACTCGTGTATAGCCCAAAATAAAGAGCTAAATAATTTTAAAAATTTATATATTTTTATATAATATTGAATAATTTTTATTATATTTGCAATATGAATTTATTTATTCAGGCAATTTTAAAAGACAAATCCAATAGTAAAAAGCAATATGGCAAATCCGATATGCATATCACCATTGAAGTTCTATGATGACTTCCATAAGCAAAACCGCTATCGCAGTTTTGCTTATGGCCATGTTGCTCCACTTATCACAAATCCGAATGTAGTTTCACCATTCCAGTTAATAGTATCTGGAAATGTTTCAGAAGTATACGTAAGAAGTGCTGATACTAATAAAAGAGTAACTGGTAACGTAGTTGAAAGATTTAAAGATGCTGGACTGAGAAACGTATCAAAAAATGGCTATAACATATTACTATTTTTAGGTATATTTCCGCTTTCAGGTGTTATCGATTATGAAGGCCAATATTGGTTAGAGATACATTCTGGTGGATGGTACTATTCAGAAGTATTCTGTTTTGATAATAACATAGATGATTGTCTTAAAGTAGAATACTGGAACCCAGAAGGTGATTTTGCTCTTAAAAATGGCATAATAGTATTAGGCAGTGAGAATTTTCATTTTATTCTTTTGCTTAAATCTGAATTGGGCAAACCAGAATATTCATTTGAAGAAGAAGCTACAAAGAGATTAGGCTATTCATTTATTGAAAGTCAAGTTTCTAAGAAAACATATAAGTTCAATACGGTTATTCCTGAATATCTATGTGACGCTATGAGGATAATTCGTCTTTGTAGTCAGAAGAAGATAACTTGTAAAGGTGAAACTTATGATGCTATAACTTTTAACATGGAAGTTGATTGGCAGGAGCAAGGAGATTTAGCTTCAGTAACTTGTGAATTTGATGTAGATAATATAATCACAAATCTTGGTGGCTTCAAGCACGAAGACCTTGGAGGTGATTTCAATAATGATTATAATAATGATTACGATATTGAATAAAATGTTGCAACATAGAGAGTTAAAAACTTAATTGTTTAATTTAAAATTTGTAGATTATGGCTGATACAATCGAAAAGATTTATTGCACCGATGGTCGCGATAATGATTTAGCAGCGATTTTAGCCGCTACTAAGAACAATGACCCAGCAACCATGATGGCTGCTATGGGAGGTGGTATGAACAACTGGATGAACAATCCTTTTGTTTACCTAGTTTGGATGATGTTTGCTAATCGCATGTGGGGAGGTGAGCAGAATTGTAATCCTGCTATTCAGGCCCAGATTGATTCTCTTCGCAATCAGATGGCAGATAATCAGAACAGTAACTTGCAAACAGAGATTATTACCAGATGGTAGTAGATAAAACTCCTGAATTGCTTGTTACTCTTAACCCCGCTCTTAAAAAAGAACAAGAAACTGAGACAAGGCTTAAAGCTGTTGAAGGTTCTGTTCAAGAAGTGAAAGACTTAGTTAAAACATTAGTTGAAAAGCTATCATGAAAAAGATTAAATATATAGTCGCGCATTCATCAGATAATGAAGAGCACAAAATCGAGATTAAGGATAAGTTTTCAAGAACTGCTAATGCGATTATGAATGCACCAGGCTATCTTGAATATATCAAAAAGCATGGTTACCATTTTACTGACGAACTTGCAGATTATGCAAGCAAGAAAATGGTTAACACATCTGGAAGTGCTCATTCTTGGACTACAGAGCAGTTAAGAAATGTGCTTGGTCCATTTACTCCAACTCATAATGAAACCAGCGGAGATATGGCATATACTGCTAATATGGCTTATGCCGATTTCTATCCAGCAGTTCTTGATACTGTAGACAAGTGCATAACTTATGCTAAGTTAGTAGCCTCAGACCCTGATGGCTATGAAGGCATGGAATTTATGAGATGGACCAGTGATGCTATTGGTAAATCATTAACATTAAACTGGGAGGACTTTATCTAATGGCAAGAACATTTGAATTTGAACAGATTAGGCTGATTATTATTTCAGCTTTCAGCTCTCTGTTGGCTATACTAACACCAACAGAGGGCTTTGTGGTAGCTCTTATTATCGGCTTTGGATTTAACATCTTCTGTGGAATGAGAGCAGATGGCATATCTATAACAAGATGCAAAAATTTCTCATGGAATAAAGCTCAGAAAGCTATATTCGAATTGGCACTATATTTCACAATCATATATGTTATATATAGTATTGTATATGCTTGTGGAGATAAAAAAGAAGCAATATTTGCTGCAAAGATTTTAACGTATATTTTCGATTATGCTTATGTTTGCAATGGTTTTAAAAACCTTATCATAGCATATCCAAAGAATGTTATTTTCAGAGTGATTTACCACTTAATAAGATTTGAAATTATGAAAGCTTTGCCAGGTTACTGGAAGCCTATTATAGATAGATTAAACAGCGAGTTTGATAAACAAGATAATAAATCGTTTGCAAACATGAAACGAGAAGAATGATTCTGAATAAACATATTAATTTAGATTATTTAAAGTAATAAAATTATGGACAAAATTCTCATGTTGTTGCTCAGTTTATGGAGCAAAGGCTATACTCTTAATAGCCAAACTATATGGGATAGTATTAAATTAATGAAATTATGGCTTACGAAAATTTAAAAGCTGCTATCAAGCAGGCTATAAAACAAAATGGCAATCAGGAGATTACTGGCGGTTTGCTTCAGAGTACTCTTCTTAGTATGACTGATAATATTCCTGAAATTGCTCAGGAATTAGGCGAGGCTGAGGATAAAGTGATGTCTCAGAAAGTGGTGAGCGATAAACTCAGCAGTTTAATTGGATTTTCCAAGTCCTTCACATTTAACAAGGTAGACAGCTATATAGTATCTTTAAGTGATGTAAAATTCAAGAAAGGGCAATATGCTTGTATAATGGTAAAGACTACCCCAGCAATTTCAACTATATATAACGGAAATGCTACCAATATGACAGAGCCACATCCTTCATTGAAAATTACAGATGGTTTTGGAATAGTAGTAGTAGGACCAGCTACATCAGATAATGCTTTTATAATTAATTTCGGCTATGGAGAAGCTGGTTTTGTAACGAGTGAGCATACCGCAGAGTTCACTATATTCCCAATGGAATCTGATGATGAACTCCCAATAAAAGCGCTGACCCATAAGAATACTGTGGATATTCAGAAGAATACTGAGAATATTCAGAGGGTAAATT